CTATGAGTATGCAGACCTGATTGATGACCAGGACAAAGTACGCATGCTTATCGACCCAACATCAGCATATGCACAAGCTGCTGCCGCAGCTATGGGCCGCGCAATGGACGATGAAATCATCGCCGCTGCACTTGGCACAGCATTTACTGGTGAAACTGGTTCAACCTCAACAGCCCTGCCAGCCGCACAGCAAATTGCTAACGGTGGTGCTGACATGTCACTTGCAAAGTTGCGTCAGGCTAAGAAGATTCTTGACCTGTCAGATGTTGACCCATCTATCCCACGCTACCTCGCATGTGGCCCTGACCAGATTGAAGCACTCTTGGCTGACACAAACGTCACCTCAAGCGACTTCAACACTGTGAAGGCACTTGTCCAAGGTGAAGTCAATCAGTTCATGGGCTTCAACTTCATTGTAACCAATCGTCTAGCTAAATCTGGTGACATCCGTTCATGCTTTGCATGGGCAGAGGATGGTCTTGCATTGGCAGTAGGCCGTGACGTAATGGCGCGCATTGATGAACGTAACGACAAAGGTTACGCGACTCAGGTGTACTATTGCATGTCAATCGGTTCTACCCGTATGGAAGAAGAAAAAGTCGTCCAGATTGACTGCGACGAAGCTGCTTAAGGGAGTGATGTGAAATGGCTACTGTATACTCAACACAGCGCACTAATTCACGCGCAACCCCTGTAGTGATGAACAAGACCAACGAAATGGGTGGTCGGGTTCGTGTTGCACATGGTGTTTACGAAGCATCTGCCCTTCCGGCTTCTGATGTCATTGAAATGTTCCGTCTTCCAGACGGCGCACGGATTCTGACAGGTTCACTGGCGCATGACGCGCTTGGTGCATCAACTCAGTTGTCTGTAGGTCATGGTGCTTACGCAAACGCTGACGGCACAACTGTTGCTTTGGACGCAGATGAGTTCAAGGCCGCAGCTTCATCAGCCAGCGCCGCTAAAGCAGACATTGCTGCTACACTGGCACTTGGTTCAGGTATCGAAATTGATGCCGACGATGAAGGCTATCCAGTCACAGTTACCTTGACTGGCGCAGCCGCTACAGGAACGATTGAACTGACAGTTCTCTACGTTGTAGACTAAATAATGTGGGGGCGGTTCGCCGCCCCCATACAACCCATCATGCTGGAGGGCGATATGATGAAACCGTGCGGCGATTTTCGCTGGGATTTAGAAGTTGGTCAAATAGCTGAGAGGTGGCTAGGCGACATATTAAGTGGCAACACCATAGAGGTGAAAAGGGATTTTGTAGCTTCACGAACTGGGAATGTGTTTGTGGAGTTTTCTTGTAGGAACAAGCCAAGTGGCATAGCCACAACAATGGCAACACATTGGGCATTCGTACTTGATGATGAAACTGTGGTATTATTACCAACAGAGAAACTGAAGACGATAGCCAGAGAAGCATATAGGAAACGTGGGCCGTTTAAAGGCGGCGAAAATAATTTAAGCCTCGGTGTGCTAATTAGAGTTGAAAGGTTGGTAAACCATGCCATCAGTTGTTGATATTTGTAACGAAGCCTTAGACTTGCTTGGCGCAGCAACCATTACATCTCTTACGCAAAACTCCAAAGAAGCTAGACTGTGTAACCGTAACTATGAACTGGTGCGGGATGCTGTGCTACGCGCACATCCTTGGAATACGGCGGTGACACGGGCAGAACTGGCGCAAGACACTGCAACACCAGCTTTCGGATTTACTTATCAGTACACATTGCCAACAGAACCATTCTGCCTACGGGTTCTGTCGTTCTGGGATTCAAACGTAAATAGCGATATAGCAGCTTACGATAGCAATGTCATGTATAAGATTGAAGGACGCAAAATCCTGTCAAACCAAGGCACATGCAGAATTGTATATATTGGTCGCATTGAGGACACAGAACAGTATGACTCCCTGCTTTCGTCAGCAATCGCACATCGTCTAGCCGCTGAAACAGCTTACGCAATTACAGGCAGCGGCACTGTCGCGCAAACTATGAACGCATTGTATGAACAAAGATTAAGAGAAGCCAAGTCTATTGATGCTATGGAAGGTTATCCAGAACAGCCGCAAGCAGACACATACACCAACATCAGGTTCTAAGCATGGCGCGTGTATCCTCCATTATCACCAACTTTCGCACTGGTGAAATATCTCCAAAGCTAGAAGGCCGCATTGACTTGCAAAAGTACAATGAAGCTGCCCAGACATTGAACAATATGATTGTGTACCCGTCAGGCGGTGTTACACGGAGACCAGGCACATACTTTGCTGGCCGCACAAAAGACGGCGGCAAGGTCAGGCTGATTGATTTTGAGTTCAGCGATGAACAGGCATATATCCTAGAGTTTGGCGCTAACTACATTCGGTTCTACAAAGATGGCGGTCTGCTAACAAGCAATTCACAAAACATCACAGGAATTACACAAGCAAACCCTGCTGTGATGACTATTGCTTCACATGGTTACACGAATGGTGACAGGATACTTGTCACAGGTGTAACGGACATGACAGAGGTAAACAATCGTGAGTTTGTTGTAGCTAATGCGACGCTTAATACTTTTGAGTTGTCCGGTATAAATAGCACTGGTTTTGATTCCTATAACTCCACTCTTGGCATTACTGGTGTAAGCGGTGCGTTTACCGTAGGCGAGACAATCACTGGCGGTACGTCAGGTGCTACGGCTGTATATGTATCAGACGATGGCACAACTATGAACCTGACCAGCGTGTCAGAGACATTTCAAAGCGGTGAGACTATCACTGGTGGTACATCAGGTGAGACAGCAACAACAACAGGTGCAGATGTAAGCGTTGGTGCGGGTGCATCTGCTGAGATTGTTGAGGTGGCGACTACCTATTCGGTCACGGACATCTTTGAGATTAACCACGCACAGTCTGCCGATGTGTTGTACTTGGCACACAAAGACCATGCACCAGCCAAACTAACACGCACGACAGCTACCAGCTTTACGCTTACTGACATTGATTTCACTGACGGCCCTTACCTTGACGAGAATGACACGACAACAACTTTGTATGCGTCAGCCCAGACTGGAAGTGTAACAATTACAGCATCGGCAGCATTGTTCACCGCAGCGGATGTTGGGCGTTACATCAGGTTCCGTGAGGTGCTTGAAATTGAACATGATGAGTGGGCGGCAAGCACCAGCTATGCTAATGGTGTATCTGTACGTTATAATGGACATGTGTATACTCAGGTAACAGGTTCTACCCAAACATCTGGGAACACACCGCCAGTACACCTAGAAGGCACAGAGACATATGGTGCGATTGATTGGCGTTACGACCATGATGCTACAGGTTACGTTGAAATAACTGCTTTCACAAACTCAACAACGGTTACAGCTACAGTAAAAGAAGATTCATTTGGGAATAGCAACTTGCCTGACCACGTTGTAGGTTCTGGCAATGCTACAAAGAAATGGTCACTAGGCGCATTCGGTGGCGACCAAGGCTACCCAAAAGCAGTAGGCTTTTATGAACAACGTTTATATTTTGCTGGCACTACAGGCCAGCCGCAGACTGTATTTGGTTCTGTTAGTGCAGACTTTGAGAACCATACACCTGGAACAAATGATGACGACGCAGTAAACCTGACGATTGCGTCAGACAAGGTGAATGTTATCCGGCATTTGCTTCCAGCGCGTTTCTTGCAAATCCTAACCACAAGCGCAGAATTTACGCTATCAGGTGGCACAGGTGCTACGCCAGTTACGCCAACAAATGTGAACGTGTTGCGTGAGACTACATTCGGCTGTTCAGAGGTTAGACCATTACGGGCTGGCAACAGCACCATCCTTATCCAGAAAGGCCAAGAGAAGGTAAAGGAGATTACCTTTGACTTGGATACTGACGGATTGCTAGGTATCGACTTGACCATTCTGGCTGACCATATTCCGCGTGGCGGTTTGACTGACATGGTGTGGCAACAGGAACCAGAACTTATTGTGTGGTTTGTGCATAATGATGGACGGTTGATTGGACTAACATATGACCGTGCTAACGCGGCTATCGGCTGGCATGACCACGACATTGGTGGCAGCGGCATTGTTGAGAGTGTTACGGCTATACCATCAGGTGCAGAAGACCAAGTATATGTGTCTGTAAGGCGCACTATCAATGGTTCCACTGTGCGTCATGTTGAGTATCTGAAGCCTATTGAGTTTGGCGATGATGTTGAGGATGCGTTCTACTTAGACAGCGGTTTGACATATGACGGTTCAGCTACAACCACAATTAGTGGATTGAACCATTTAGAAGGCGAGACAGTAGCTATTTTAGCTGATGGGGCTACACATGCTGACAAGGTTGTGTCAGGTGGGCGAGTTACACTAGACCGTTCATCGTCTAAGGTGCATTTAGGCTATGGATACACGTCTACTATTGAGACGCTGCGGCTAGAGGCCGGTGCTGACGACGGTATTGCCCAGGGCAAGATAAAGCGTATTCATGGTGTGACTGCGCGGTTCTTTAAGACAGTCGGCGCAGAGTTGGGGCCAGACCTTAACAACCTAGACAGACTACCATTCCGTGATAGCAGCATGGCTATGAACCAAGCCGTGCCGTTGTTCACAGGCGACAAAGAGATTTACTTCCCATCAGGGTACGAGACAGATGCACGGGTTATTGTGCGGCAGTCACAGCCATTGCCTATGACTGTGCTGGCTATCATGCGGAGGTCAAACACTTTCGATGCTTAGGATTGTTCCATTCAACTCTAGCCTTGTTAATAGCATTGAGACTGACTTTGAGTTTCCAGAAAGCATGCGGGCTGCGTTTGACAACGGCAAGCAAGTTATCGGCTATGCTGTGATGGGCGATGATGAGGTTGTAGCTGTCGGCGGCATACATGAGATGTGGGATGGTGTTGGCGAGGGCTGGGTAATCCTGTCCAAGCATGCGCCGAAATGGAAGCTGTCACTAGCTAGGTATGCTAAGACACTGTTTAGTAGTATACTGGCGACAACGAATTTACATCGTGTGCAAGCTAGTATTCACACGGGCGACCCAGAGGCGATTAGGTTTGCCAGATGGATGGGATTTGAAGATGAAGGTATTATGTATAAATTTGGGCCAGACGGTAGTAACTATTATCGCATGGCAAGGTTAAACAAATGTTAGATGCTGTACTTGGATATAAAGGGAATCAGGCCGCTGCAAAAGCTGCCAGGCAAACTGCTGAGTTAAATGCAAAGATTGCAGAGAATGAAGCTATCCTTCTTCAAAGAAGAAAAACATCCGAAGAAGCTAACATGCGTAAATCTTCGGAACGCACTATTGCTTCTCAAAGAGTAGCTACCGCAGCATCTGGGGTGCAAATGTCGGGGAGTGCTTTGCAAGCGATAGCTGACTCATACTTCAACACTGAAATGGATGCCCTTAATATTCAGTATGCTGCCGACATTGAACAAACCGCGAAAGCATCTGAAGCTGCAATTCGCCGCGCAGAGGGTAATGCTAGGTCAACGGCGCTGAAGGTAGCATCATACCAATCATTATTATCAGGCGCAGAAAAAGCCGCAACATACGGTATGGGGTAAAGTAAGCAATGCCAAAAATTCCAGTATATCAACAACAAGTAGGTGTCGCGGCTGGTGATTTAGGGCCACGCGCAAGTAGTGCTGCGTTTGAAGCCCCAGGCCGTGCTACGGCTGCGTTTGGTCAGCAGCTTGGTGATATGGCTTATAAATTGGCTGAACAAGAACGCAATCGTGAAGACCGGAGAATACTGCAAGAGGAGTCTGAAGCAGCAAAAGAGTTTGCATTCCAGAGGCAAATGGAAGACCAAAGCGCAAACTTTACTGATGCAAAAAGCTACATGCAGACTCAAAAGGAAGATTACCTAAAATCGCTTGAGGCAAAGGGATACAGTAGTCGCCGTCTAGGATTGGTGAAGCGTCAGATAGATGCAGAGTTTTCTGTAGCGTCAATAAACGCCCAAAAAAATGCCTTTGCTAGAGGAACGCAGCTATCTACTGAGGCAGACAACAAATCATTGGACGGTTACAGGCAAACAATGCGTTCATCTGTGCCAGGTACTGCGCCTTATATGCTTGCAGAAGCAAACGCTATGAAGGTATTTGATGCCGCAAAAGCTGAGAACAGAAAGTTAAACTACACTCCACAGTCATTCGCACAGAATGTAAAAGTAGACACATTCAATCTTAAAATGGAGTCTGCGCAAACCATTGATGAATTGAATGCTGCTTATGAAGAATTGAAAAAAGACAAAAGTCTTAACCCTTCTGTTTTAACAAAAGCAAAAAGCAGCGTAGCAACAGCAAAATCAAACTTAGGTACAAAACTGTATGAAGAAACAGCGGAAGTTATCTTAGAGGCTGACCTGTCTTCAACCGAAGCACAGCAAGTAATAGATGGTTACACTGCTGGCGAAGACTTCACCATCACGCGCCAAAACGGAGACACGATTTCTTTTAACTCGAAAGACATGCCTATTGGCAAAAGAACAAAGCTAATTGCTGAAGTCACTAAAATACAAAAGGGGTACCAAGACGAAGTAAGGGCAGCAAACGCCGCGTCTATCTTTGATGGGTTTGAATCTGCTGGTTCAGATGGCGCGTTAGCTATGGCGCAAGATGTGTATAGCACCAGTGAAAATGTTGAAGACGCAAACGAGTCTGTGCTTGCTACTGCAAGGAGTATGGACGCGCAAGCTAAAATTGCATTGTCGGAGGGCGACTATCAGCAAGCGCAGCTTTTATCGGACACGGCGCGGTCACTTATCACTGAATCATTTGGCGGCAACCCGTCTTTGATTGAAAACGCTGGTTCAACTGGTAAATCTGCGAATACTATATTGAAGTCTACCGCAGTCACAGGCGCGGATATTGTAACAGCACAGCAAAAACAAGTACGACATGATGCTGGCGTTAAGGCTTTTCTTGGAGGCACATTGGATAACTACAATGGCATTTATAGCGCCGACGAAGAAGAAAAGATAATGAATGAGGCTTTGACTGGCTTAGATTTACCTATGCAGCTTGACCTCCTTGCCCGTAACAACATGACTTCTCCGACTATCAAAGGGATTATTGATGGCGCAGCAAATGAAGCGTTATACGACTCAAGCCCAGATACAGCTTCTGTTCTACAAGGCTTAGAAGCCTATCGTCAGGTTAAAGCTAGAGGTGAGGGGGTTCTTACTGACCACACGACAGACCAGAACCGTGCTTATTTTGACTCTGTGTTATCATTAGAAGCTATAGGCGTGGACACTGGAGATGCCATAAACAGAGTTACACGTTCATTTAATAGTGGCGTTGATATTGAACCTAGATACGCATCAGTCAAGAAAGAAGTGGACGCTATACAGGATGCAGCGGTTACAACAATATTTGGAATCGAAATATCTGGAGAAAAAATAGATAACCGTGCATCAATCAGACAACGGATTGAAGACGTAAGTAAAATTTATATCAGCATGGGGACAATGAGTCCTGAAGACGCTGTAAAGGCCGCTGCTAAAAGTATTGCTGATACACATATAAACTTGCGTGGGCAACTTATACCTCGCCGCAAAAGCTACCCTAAAGATATCAAACGGATGGTAGATTTAGCAGCGCAAGATTTTTTCAATAAAAACCAAGCCCTGCCAGCCGGAGACTTGGGTAAAATAACAGACCTAGATTTGGATAACATTGCGTTGATACCAACAACAGGAAGGTCTGATGAGTGGATTATTGTTGAGAACGGGGTTTTTGCTACTAATGCTGCCGAACCTCTTTACACAATAAAAGACCTAGAAGGATTGCTGGCGGGTGACGCTGGAACTAAGAATGAAAAAATAATCCAAGAAAACCTAGAAAAACGAGGTTTGACAGATGCTGCTCTACGCACAAAAGAAATACAGAGATTGCGCAGGGAAGCAAACGAATTTACTGGGATGAACCTGTCTAAAATTAGAAAAGAACAAGGTGACTTTGCGGCAGAGGCTGCTATTGCCAAGCGAAGGTCTTTGCTTGATGAGGCTGCGGAACTGCAAAAGCTATCTGTAGAGTTTGAGAGGACGCAGAGTGGCACTTGACCCAAGGCAAATACAAGTAGACCGCCCTATCAGTATTTTAGAGGAACAGGCGGCTGAACGTCTATACGAAGAAGAACGTGAGAAGGTAACTTTCGGTCAAGCTGTTGATGCAGCGTTTGCTGAAGAAAACACTATGTCTTGGATATTCAATGGCCTTGAGTCTCACGAACCAGACGAGGACTTTAGGCTTACTCCAGAACTAATTGAACAGTACACAGACGGCATACCAGAGGACAGACGTGATTATGTAGCTGATGCGGTTAGCTTGCCTCATTTGCAGAAGATGCACGACCGTGCAAAAGAGTCGATAAAGAACCAAGAGACCATAGCCAAGTACGGATGGGGCGGCGTTGCTTTGCAGATAGCAGCGGCAACGGCAGACGTTCCGGCTATTGCCGCTACTATTGCGACTGAGGGAATAGCGGCCCCAATGATTTGGGGAGGCAAGGCAACGAGACTAGGCAGAGTATTTAGAAACGCGACTGCTAGTTCAGTATCAGCAGCGGCTATCGAATCTTATCTTGTGTCTCAGAATAACATGAAAGACCCGTATGATATTTTGTATGCGGCTGGCGGTGGTTTTCTGCTAGGCGGTGCAGTTAGTGCTGGGGTTGGTATTTTTGGCAAGGCTTCGTCTGACCGATATAAAAAGGCTGCAATAAATACTATGAGATATGCCGAGGAGGGTCAGGCGGCTGATGTAAATCAGGCTATGGTTGACCGTGGCATTGACACTGGTGTTGGCGCAGCAGAGAACCCAGCCTCACGACCAGTGCAAGAAATGGATATACGCAGAGGCATACAGGAACGCATAGATGATGCAGATGCAGAACCATTTGCAGCATTTGGCAAACTGCGATTTGATATGGTTGGTCAGCTTAAAAGCAGCACTCTCGGTATTAGCCGTAGAATTGCAGGGATATTAGGCGAGGACGCTGTTGAACCTGGCGAGATAACGGCAGACCTAATTAAAACGGTAGGCACTAAGGTAACGTCCAATAAATTTTACGTTAAATATGATGATGCTTACGATGGCTGGGCAACAGCTAACGGCGTGAGTTATGGTGCAAGAAAGCTGGAGTCACGGCGCGGAGAGTTTGGCAAGCTAGTGGCTGACGAGATTGAATCACCTGGCACATCAACTGATGCAAACGTGATTGCCGCAGCGCGAAACACAAGCCTGTTATTTAAGGACATGCTGCAAGAAGCTAAGAGGGCTAACGTCAAAGGCTTTGATGACATCCCAGAAGACTTAACCTATTTCACTCATCTGTGGGATGGGCATAGATTCCTTAAAGCAGAAGAAGATTTTGGTACTCAGAGAGTTCAACAGCTTTTGAAAAATAGCTTGCTTTCGGCTAATCGGGGCATGGATGATGACATTGCTGAAGCAATAGCCAAGGGTATGTATGGCAAGATTGTCAAAAACGAAATTGGAATGGACGCTGGATTAGCTAGAATTTTTAGCACATCAAACAAAGAAGCGTTGCGAGATATTTTGCTTGAAGAAGAACTGCTTGATGAGGCTAGAGTTGATAGACTTTTAAGCCAGTTAGATATGGATAGAGAAGGGGTGCCAGCCAGAGCCAAGCGTAGGTTAAAGTTTGATATGAGTGCCAGCGATGAGTTTAATGGCAAAACACTCCACATCAAAGACCTTATGGAAAGAGACACTGAGGCTGTAGTAAACAGTTACATCAACTCAATGCAGGGTAAAATCGCACTAGCTAAAAA